GTTTGAGATAAACAAATTTAATCTTTTCGCCTTCTTGAATTTCTTGATATCGTTTGGTCAGTTTCAAAGTTCGAAGAACATGATTGTATACCAATGCACCCTTTACATGAATTGGTGTACCCTTCTTATAGATACTTGCATTGTCTGCATATTCTCCAAGACCATTAACTGATCGCGGGAAAGAAATGTCTTCAACAGGCAATTTCTTAAAGTCTTCACGAAACTGCTCAATAAACTTGTGGAGATCGCTTTCAGTTTGAGTCATGATGATATTGATTGCTTCTTTAATCTTCGCGCGACACGCAGAAGGAGTAGAAGACTTGACAGCCTCAAGACCCATGATCTTAAGTTTAGGTTTGGCATAAGCAACACCTTCACTATCATGCACATTTAGAATGTATCGCTTTTTGGCAGTCCAGATTGCCTTATCAGCAAGAGACTCACGCTTCATTTCCATACGCTGCTGAAATGCATTCACATAATCAGCCAACTCTTGATATGACGAGTCAATGAATGGTTGAATCTTATCATCACAAACCTTGTTCATGAATTTGACAACTTTCTTGGTGTCAGAAGTGTCAGGATAAAGTTTCTTGATTAGCGGACCCATGTTCAAATAAATTGAATCAGTATCCGAAGCGATGACATAATCTTCATCTTTGGTTTTGAGAAGATTGTTCATATACTCATTGATCTTCTTCTCAATCCAACGAATCGACAACTGACCTGCCGTTGTAATACCTTCAGCGATACGAATATCAAAGAAGCGGAAGTACTGATTGCCCAGTGCACCGTAAGCAGAGTTTAGAGTAACCTTCTTTGCTAACTGAAGATTGTTATATCGAGCAACTTGTTTCTCAAGATAGTGAACTTGATTCTTATCATCAAGAACAGTCTCAATCTTTTTCTTCGCCTCAAGAGCCAACTTCTTATACCGAGTGCGGTCTTTGTACATTGTATCCATAATCTCAGGCAATACACCCTGACCTTTATTCATATGAAACAACTGACCATTCGGCGTTACAGTAGCACCAAGATCTCGCAAAATTGAAGTATCGACTTCTTGATTAAGTAGTGATTCAACATTAATATTGCAGTTCTGAATGAGCCCACGCATATTGTCAGTATATTTCGATGGCTCAATGAGAGTCTCCATCGAAATATTATACTGCATGATCAAGTGCGGATACAGACTATTCAAGTCAAAGGATGCAACCCACTCATGCATGCCAAGGATCGGATCCTTAACATAAGCACCCTCATACTGCGAACTCTTTGAGCCTCGCTTCATTTGAGGGATGACAATCTTCTTTTTCAAAAGATAATTATAAACAATCGCATCCCACATACGAACCTGCGTGAACACATCGTCATAGTTTACTTTATTGTCATAAGCAAGAGTCAAAGCCAACTCAATCAACTTCATCTTGTCTTCGAGTTTCTCGACCAACTCGACATCCTTGATGTTATACTCAATAAACTTTTGATAGTCGTGCTTGTAGAGTTGATGCAGCGTTTCGAATTCAGAGTAATCTAATTTCTTTTCGCCCAACTCAACATGCGCAATATTATCAAGACGATAAGATTCTTGCTGCGAGTAAGTGAACTTGCGGTACAATTCAATGTAATCAAGAGTTGCAACACCATCAAGATCATAGACTTGATGCTCGCGATTCATCACATGCGCTTCACGCACTGACAATCGATTCCAGGGAGAGAGTTTCTTGGCTTCTGCCTCACCAAGAAGTTTGGTGATACGATTTACAAGATAGGGGATGTCGAAGAACTTGATGTTCCATCCTGAGACCACATCTGGGTGGAATCTTGCCCAGAAGTCGATAAATCTTCGTATAAGGTCTGATTCGTCTCGGCACTTTGCATAGTGCACATCGTCACGGTGCTTGATATAATCGCCACAGCCAAACACAAAATAATTACCCTTGAGTTTAATAGTGATGGCTGTGATTGATTCGTTGGCATCTCTTGGTTCAGGGAATCCGTTTTCAGATCCAACTTCGATGTCGAGATAAGCGATAGTAACTTTGTTAATATCCCAAAGAATATCATCAGGATAACGATCGGCAATAAAAGCATACTCATAACGATTATTACCAAAAACAGGGAAATTATCGACACTTTCATACCTCTCCAAAAATTCTCTGCACTCAGGAATTGTTCCTGGTTCAATTGATTTGACAAACTCTCCACTCAGAGTCTTGTATTCTGTTTTCTCATTTGCAATGAGATAAAAGGTCGGACGGAATTCAACTTTCCGTCTGACCCTCTTATCATTCTCGACACCACGATAGAGGATATATCTTCCAGATACCGAGATGTTTGTATAGAAATCAGCCAAGCATTACCCCAGAATCAAATCTTTAGGAGGGACAACAATTCCTGCCCCGAAGATTTGATTATACCCGTTTTTCACTTCCTCGGCAACATCACAAATGACAATAGTTGATTTCTTGCTGATTGTGAACGGACCATTGCTTGCTTGCATCCACGGCATAAAGCCAAGAACTGGTCCCTCTTGTCGTCGCTGCATCACAGTTGCAACTGGGTTTTTAAATGTGACCAATTCGTCTTCATTACTTGTAATTTCGACTACTAATTCCTCGCCAGTTACGAGTTTGATTGCTTTGATTTCGCTCATTTTGTTTCACCTTTTTGTATTTGTCAAATAAATCTTTTTGCTTTGGGTTTTGTTTTTCACCATTTAAATATAAAGTATCGTGAATTATAACCCATGTATCTTTACCAACTCTTAATTGCCAACCATTAAAATCTAATATCTCTATCTGTTTAGAGACAAGAAGATCGCGGAGTTCTACTAGAGAGTGCATTATTCGCTATCAGATGCGTCGCGATTCTCAGTTGAATGTCGCTTCAACTTGAATCCAACATGATTAGCATGAGCAGCAATCATTGAGCGACGAAGATCGCCGCGAGCATGTTGATCTCCAGTCCACCCATATACTTGACCCATTGTAAGCATACGCTTTAAACTGCGTGGAAGTTTTGCATTAAAAAAGTCACTACGATTTGCCATATGAATTCCTATACTCTAATGTCACAAATTAAATGGATACGATCAATGTTTGAGTTATTTACAACTGAATGTGACATCACATTGTTAATTTCAAACACCTTTCCTTTTGTAAAGGGAAACTTCTTTTCGTTTATATAAAACTCACAATCTTTATGCGTAATAATCGGAAGATGGCAACGATGAATTGTAGCCAATGTTCCACCATCTGTGTGCGTTGGTATCTGCGCTTTTGCAAATAACTTAACAACCATCAGCGTTAAAATCTTTGCATTCTCACCAAAATGTTTTCTAATTTGTTCGCCAGCATCAAGGACTGCTCTGTTAAACGAAGGCGAGGTTGTAACTTTACGGCGACCACCAGCAAAAAATAATATAATGGATTCCGTATCACCATGACCATCTTTAAATGCTTCCTGCCTCATTTTATCAAATTGCCAATCTTCGATAGTGACCTTTGATAATTCTTTCTTTATTACAGAGACATCATAATCAAAAAGATATTTTCTCTCTGTTCCAATATCCATTATGCCAAGAGTTCCTCACACTTTGTAACAAATCTTTCAGTTTGACCTGGATGAAAACTCTGATACAGATGCCAAAACATTTCCATCTCTGGTGTTCCAAATGTTGTGCCGATACCATACTTCGGCATACCATCTGCAAGATCCCAATATGGCGGTGCATCTTTTGGTTCCCAATTCATACGAATCGGTGGAGCATCATATCGCAGCGGCATCAAGATCTCGACTCCAATATTACTCTCTTCTGCTCTAAAAGTCAACTCTTCTGCAACATCGCCACGATAGTTTGGCATGAAAGACGGATTGCCAAGTTTACGATAGAGTTCAACAGTAAATGTTATATTATGTGGTGCAGCAAATACATGCTGATTATTTTCGATATGATTGCTTCTTTGAGCAGAACCAATTACTTTGCCTGAATAAACTTGCTCAAAAAAGTAATCTAGCGCATTATCATTCAACGGAAGCGCATCAATATCCAAGAACATGATTGCATCATGCCCTCTCTTTTCGAGCATATCGACCAACTTATCCATCGTAAATCCAGGAGGTGCTTCAGTAAGAACCTGATAGTGAAAGATCTTGGATTTGTTATATTTTGCAACAACTGCTTTCTGCAACTCAACCATCTTTGGCTGAACATTGTTCATAAAGAGAGAAGCAATACATGGGTTTCTTACTTTATCCATACAAATTTATCCTCACCTTTTGGAATTACTTTATCTTCTCCGAATGCGTCGAAGACTGCTCGCTTCACTGGTTCATGGAAAAAGTCATCACCAATCAAATATCCACCAACCCTTAACAATTCACTGTATAAATGCAAATCATTTCTCACTGAATAGTATTCGTGACCCGCATCAACATAAATTAAATCTGGACGAAAGCCCATCGCATTAAAAATGTGAGCGGCATTAATAGAATCAATTGCCAATGGAGTAATCCAATCCTGATATCCTCGATGCATTACATTTGATAAAAACTGTTCATATAATTGCGGGCGACCATTCTTAAGAATGGGATGGATTGGTCCATACATTTGAGTCCAGTGTTCAAAAGAACCAAGCCAAGTATCGACGCATATGATTTCAAAGTCGCGATGACCAATTTCAAGAAGAATATCTGCCATATGAAATGCAGATGCCCCTTTCCAAGTTCCAACCTCAACAATGAACTTTGGTTTTAATTCAGTTAAGACTTCTCGAAAAACTGGACGATGGCTACCCCATCCTTGCGTGTCTGGCGACAATGGATGAAAGTCTTTATATGGATCATGCTCACCGTAAATTTTTTCTCTAAACTCTTTCATTTCTCTAACACTGCAATGTATAATCCATTA